GGGGTCTCTGTGGGGAGGAAAACAACTAATGAAAAAGTCAAGGGTGATGACTAAAACTCCCCACAAAGATGTCAAGATTATTTAAAATCCAGACTGTTTATTTGTACCATACGCAGCTCTTTTAGCAAACGTCTTTTGTGGTGTAAAAGATTGCTGTCCACCACTACTACTAGCAGAACTAGGAGTATTAGGGGATAACTTAATTGTTATACCACCAGTAGGATTACCATTTTCATCTTTGGTATTCCAACCTGCTTGATTATACCATGCGTTGCCAACTTTTACTCCGATTGTCCAGTTTTTACCTTTGGCTTGTGCTTCCACGTTAGGTGGAGCTACCCAATCAGGGTGTTTATCCTCTGTCTTTTTTGCGTTGGGTATTACATTTACCCATATAGCTTCATTGCTCATTTTTTCCTTTTGTTACCTGCAACTTTACAGATTTAAAGTCTCTATATTGTTGCACATTATTTAATTCCAACTCTTTAGCATCAGCAACTTTCTTTAATTGCTTGTATGCTTTAGAATTGTTTTTCATAAGATA